CATTGGCTAGTCCTGTAATACCTAGTCCCATCCTACGCTTGTTCTTAGCTTCTTTCTCTTGTGCTTCCAGAGGATAGATAGTCCTATCAATAACATTATCCATAGCTCTGACTACATGGTGAATGTCACCAGTGAACAGACCATAATCAAATGCACTTGCTCCTACATACTTAGTCAAGTTAAAACTACCAAGAAGACAAGCACCGTAAGGTGGTAAAGGTTGCTCACCACATGGGTTTGTTGCCTCTATGTTCTCACAATAGTATAAGTTATTCATCTTGTTAATGGTATCTATAAACAACACTCCCGGCTCTGCCCAATCCCATGTGCTACGCATAACCATGTCCCACAGTGCTACAGGGTCTACCTCTTCATGCACCCTACCGTCAAACCGTAGAGGGAATGGTTCTTTCTTTTCTAGGCATCTCATGAACTCATCAGTCACACCTACTGATATATTAAAACCAGTTAATGCTGTACCGTTATTCTTAGCTGTGATGAACTGCTCAATGTCTGGATGGTCTATACGTAAGACACCCATCTGTGCGCCTCTACGATGCCCACTAGAGGCTATGGTCTGACAGACAGAATCATAAATCTGCATAAAGCTTACTGCACCTGATGCCCTAGAGTCCAGAGACTTGATCCTGTCTCCTCTGGGACGTAGCCTACTGAAGTCATAGCCTATACCACCACCTCTACGCATAGTCTCTGCAGCCTCTGTGGCTCTGCCCATGATAGAGTCCATACTGTCGTCTATAACACCACTTACAAAGCAGTTGTAAGCTGTGGTCTGTCTTGCAGCACCCATAGCGTTCTGTACCCTACCAGCAGGTAGAAACCTAAGATGCCTAAGTGCATCCTTGAAGTTCTCAAAGTGATCAGGGCTATCCTTAAGGGACTCAGCTATACGTACTACTTTACTGTAGAAGTCCTCGCCTGTCTGCCTGTACTTAACTGTGTCTATCTCTTCTGAGATTGGTAATGTCATACCGTAGTGCATTTCACTCTCCATCTTTAACTTTCCCCTTTAACTTCTCTAAATACCAAATTGCTTTGCTTATGTCTTGATCAGGTTTACCTTTGTGTTTGTACCTGATTATGTACTTCATTGCGTTTCCCTTAAGATACCCTAAGAAATCATCCCTAGTCATGGACATCTCTATCAGGTCAATAGCTTCAACGTCCAGCATGTTATAATGTGAAGGACTGTTTACTGGATCGTTGTTGCCATCAGGGAAAAACTTTTCTTCAGACACTTGGTTGCTCAACACTGTTCTCCTCTTTATCTTTTTTCTCAACTGGTTTAATCATTATAACACACTTGGTAGTGATGTCAACTACTTTACCACTGTTGAGATATTTATATACAAATTGAGGTGCTACCACTTTACGACATCTTTCTATATCCAAGTCAACATGGTTTTGCTGTATGTCGTACCCTAAACTACCATCGTGATACACCATTATAATTATCAAAAATAATGTCTTCATGTTACTCTCCTAATTCAAAGGAGTTATGTTGTCATAACCCTCATGAGTTATCTTAGGCTTTTCCTTAACCTCACAACTTTGTAAAAGAATGTCAATAGCATCTATAAGTAAAGGAGCGCATACGTCATCAGCATCCCTTAGGTCCTTAATGAGCTTACGTACTTGCTCCATACGAACTACAAGAATGTCAGGCATCATCATAGTCATCATGTCTTCAGGATAGTCAGCCATGTTATTACTCCTCAATCTCTAAGTCAACGTCAAAAACTTCTCTGAGGTCTTCAATGTTGTGTTCTATTAAATCTCCGAATCTCTCTATCAAATCTTCGGAAGTTATATTAAGAACCTCACACAAGTAGGAAGGTTCCGCTAAGTTAGATACTCTGTTTAAGAATTGTTTAGTTGGTAAAGGCATCTTTGATATTCTCCAGAGTGTACCACTTCATGTTTTCTTTGTCACACCATTCTGCCATGTTCATCTTACTTCCCTTCCTTACTTTTTTATATGGGTTGTATAATAAAAACACCAGTTGCTTTTTCTTTGGCAGACTATCCCTAATTGCTTTATACTTCTGGATGTCTCCAACTCTAAAGTAACCTTTAGCTTCAACTAAAATCTCAAACTTACCTCTCATCCCTATGAAATCAGGGATATACATTCTATTAACTATGTAAGGTATTTGTTTTGATTCGTAACTACAGAGGTCACCTAAGACCTCTGCAATTTGAGCTTCAAACTTGTTACGATACTTCATTAGTCTTAGCTTTAGCCTTAGCAGGTTGTTTAAACGATGCCTTAGCTTCCCTTAGTAAAGCCTGTGTCATCCCTCCTGTCTGAGAAACAAAAGGACTTCCGTGTAGTTCCCAACCATCATTAAGAAGTTTTGTTATTGCTTCTTCAAAACGATCATGTCGTGGGGTGTTGATAACTTTAAACTCTTTAGCCATTAGTATCTCCTATTGTTTGTTAAGGTTAATCTCAGGAACCTGTGGCTTATTATTTACTTGGGTCAAAAACCTTGGACCAGTAGAATAAGAAAAGGCTCTTAAGCTTGGGTAGCAATGTGCCTTGTACTGACAGTAAGAACACATAGTAGATAGTTTTACATTTCCAGAACGCCCATCGGGTACTGGAGAAGAGCATGGCGCAGGACGGTCTTCCTGCTCTACGGACTTTTTTACATGTGACACACGCTCCTCAATGTCACCTGAGTAGTACTTATACATGGGATGTTTAGTATCATCTAAGTCATACTCAAGCACCGCCAGAGTACCATTCTGTTTATCCATAGCCAACCACGCCCACTTACGGTCACCTTCTGCATGAGCATATGCTTTGATCTGATCTACATAACCGAAGTCATCACTCATTGCTAAAGTTCCGTCCTTAAATTTCTTCATACCAAAAGCAGTTGTAGACTTAACGTCAACCACAGTACCATCTATCTTACAGTCCATGTGTCCTTTAACACCACCTACTGACACTTCTTTCTGTTCATCGGTAACCTCATGTCCCGTCATACGAACAAGCATGAGAAGAAACTCTTCAATCAAATGACCATACATAAACTTGATTAAGGTGTGTGGTTGTAGTTTCTCTCCAGTGTAGTTGTTCACTGAGTACCATTGTTGTAAGTCTGGTTTGCCTATAGCAGACAGCCTTAGCTTACGTCCATCATAACGGTGATTAGAAGGTAGGAACTCTTTCTTCATTAGGTCCTTAAGTGACTCCCCGAACTTCTCTATCTCTGCTTCAGGGTCAACACCTTTAGCTGTGTTTTTATTCTTCATCAACGTATAGATGTCTTCTACTAGTGTGTCTAATGTTTTACTCATGTCATCTCCTAGTGGGTTTCAGCCCAGTTGTTTCCGATTTTATATTCCCCATCTAAGGGACATCTTAAGTTAAACTTTAGACCCGCTGACTTAATACACTCTACAGCTAACCATCCAAAATTATCTACTTGATCTTCCCGAACTTCCGCTTGAAATTCATCGTGAATATTACCTACGAATTTATAGTCTATACTATGTAGTATCGCATACTCATTTAACAGTGTCAAGGCTTTTTTCATAATAATTGCACCAGCGGATTGTAAGAGAGTGTTTAAACTAGCGTGTGCTGATCTTATGATTAGCTTTCTTCCGTCAAGTCCTTTGAGGTATCCTCTTTGGGAACTACGCTCAACTCTTTCTCTAAGGTCTCTAAGAGACGGAGTGTTGTCGAGAAATTTTTTCTTGAGCTTTGCCCCATCTCTGCTATTGCCTCCAACAACACTTCCGATTTTAGCGTCCCCTGCTCCATATAGGAAAGCATAGATAAAAGTCTTTGCGTTGTCTCTTGTTGTAAGTCCTGCTGAGTTTTGATTAACTGTGTGTATGTCTCCATTAATAACTTCATGGGTATACTCCTTATCGTCCATGTAATGTGCCAACATCCTCAACTCTAATCCTGAAGCATCAACACCTACTAACTTGTAACCTTTAGGAACTACCCAACAACTCCGACACTCGCCACCGTAAGGTGAGTAACTCGCTGGAACCTGAGCCATATTGGGACTGCTGTGTGTCATACGTCCCGTTACAGCACCGATAGGGTTAACGTAACCATGAACTCTTCCGTCCTCTTCTACTCCTTCTAGCCATGAATCTATCTGTGCCATACGCTTCTGTACCAGTAAGTACTCAGCGATAAGAGAAGCTTCAGGTATCTTCTTGACTTTACTAAGGACTGCTTCATCGACAATTACGTTTCCCTTCTCAGTGTATGTCTCAGGCTTCCATCCGAAAAACTGTAAGTATCTTCCGATCTGTTGCCTAGAACCTAGGTTAAACTCGGGCCAATCTATTCTACTAAATGAACCAGATACAAAGCCCCTGTCGCAATCACTAAGAAACTTAAGACCCACAGTGCTGAGTCTGCCATCTTTATTGTACTTAGGCGTGATCTCTTTAACAAAAACAGGTAACGGCTTAAACTTTTCGTGTACTTCATCTTCTATCTCCATCTTTCTTTGTTTCAATCTGGCTAGTAAATCAACACACTTTCTCTGATCTAGTAACCAACCATTCTCGGTCTGTTTAGCGATAACTTTTTGTACTTCATGTTCCAGAGTTACACTCGTATCACCAAACTTCTCAAGTCTTTCAGTAAGTAAATCATAAACTTTATGAGTTACATCACAATCTTGTTCACAGTACTTAATCATCTCAGGTGTTAGCTTAGTCCAATCATCATGGTCTCCCTTAGGAAACTTAAGTCTTTCTCCCCAAGCTTTGAGAGAATGTCCATCCTCTAGCTGTGGGTTATAAAGTCTAGATAAAGTCAATGTATCTATAATCTCATGCTGTTTAAACGTTACGCCTAAAAACTTCTCTACAATAGGGGAGTCGAACCCAAGAATATTGTGACCAATAATAATATCAAATCCATCAATGTACTCCTGTATTTGTTTTATTTCAGATAGGGGCGCAAGGAAATTCTTCTTCGTCCCCGTTTGTATGTCTTTCGTCCCGATCATCCAAACCTTTGTAACTGGAAAAGCGGTGGTTTCTATATCTAGAATAAGCTTCTTTGTCATTGATTAAAGTCTCACCCTTCCTTAACGCTATATGCTCAAGCTTGTGACAGTTACTACACAGTATAACACATTTATCTGCTTCGTCAATAACTTCCTGTTTTATTTTTCTCCACGTATGGGAGTCAAAATTCCGTTCTTTTTTCACACCTTCTGGATGATGTAATTCTAAAAGTTCTTCTGGGTATTTTTCTCCGCAAACTTCGCAAGCATAACCAGTTCTTTTTCTTAAATATTCTGATCTATTTACTTTACCCTTTATATCAAAACTCCTCATCTTCTACCGCCTTTACTTTAGGTTCCACACCAGCAACCATACGACCTGTGCCTTCCTCATAGTACAACCATCCAGCGTGTCCAGTGCGTCCTGTCCTACGACACTTCACTAGCTGTACCTTAGTGGAGTTTCTAGTGTACTGATCCTCAGACATCTTGTCACGACTCAGTAAGATTGTGTTAAAGGCTATCTGATTGATCGATCCTGACCCCTTCATGTCGTACTCGTTGACATCGTGTGGGTCTTTGACGTTAGGCTTCCTCATGTGTGACACGATAACAATAGATACTCCTGTCTCCTTAGCTAACTTAAGACATCTATCCATGAACTCATCTATCTGTCCATTCTCATTTGATCTGACTGCTGCATGTAAAGGGTCAAGAAGAATAACATCACAGTCATCACCCACAGCCATCCACCTCATCTTAGAGAACAACGCATCAACATCAGAGAAACCTAGATGCTTCAGTATATGCACATTAGATTTACTTTTGAAGTCATCGTAGAAGTCACGGTATAAAGAGTTGTCCCTAGTTTCTGATGGGACTATACTGATATTCTCACCGCTGTGTA